CGAAAGTATGCAGTACCAACCATTAATACACCAGAATTATAGTGGATTAATGAATGGTACTCAGGCGTTTTTAGTCTATTTTGGTTGGCAAGGTATAGTCCACAATATACTCTACCAACTGAAACCAACTACAGCAGTTATTGCACATTCTTTGTTCAACCTTCTTGGTAGTGCAACTATATTTCACATTTCAGCGATCATGTATTTTACAAAATTCATGATTACAAAGCATGACTTTGACGTTCCAAATGTCCTGCAACACGTTGAAAATTTAACAACACGAAACCCCGATTATATAAATGGGAAAGTGTTTGAACAATACATACCCAACACTGAAGCAAAAATAAAAGTGTTTCTTGCTGGTCTAACAATACTTTTTAAGTATTGGTGGCCCAGGTCACATGACAAGAAGATACCAACCTTTTTATTGGAAAACGCTGACGAAATACCATTTCAACAGCGACCTGGATCAAGTATCAGGTTACCAATTGAGCAACAGTTTAAAGAAATTGTCAAACCATCCCAATACCTTTATGGTATAGGCTCACTGTACAAACCATTAGCATATCAATCCAATTTGCATAATGAAATCGCTGCTGTTAAAGCACGAGTGGTGACTGCAACACCAGTACCGAACCCTTTTATATTACAAGATTGTATCAATTTCACACGGAACAACTTGCACCACATATTGCCAAGATGTTACCGTACAGTAGTCAAACCGATGCCGATTGACGAATATCTGCAAATAACCAATGCTTCAGAGCCTGTAAAGAAAAGAATAAAACAGACGAGAATGAAACTAGAAAGCATGGGGATAAATGAGTACACAGTACTCACACCCGACCAAGTATATAAAATGACCACACGAGGGGGCTTCGTTAAAGTGGAAAATTTGATACTTAGATCGCTAGGTAACACAAAGAAAAAGAAAGCTCCAAGATTGATTAATAGTTCAACACCGGAGTTTATCGCATTGTGTGCACCTTGGTTCGCTTCATTAAGAAGGATTCTCAAAAGGGATCTTAATATTAACAACTTCTTAATATATAGTTCTGGGATTAGTGCTAAAAAACTAGCAACCAGATTGATGAGGGCGAAGGGAACTTTCATAGAAAATGATGTCGACACATGGGATGCATCATTGCATGAAAAATTTGCAGAGTTTGAAATTGATATGTGCAAACATTTTGGGATACCTATAGCAGTATACCAACTATGTAAAGAAAATGTTCGCACACACGGCTACACATTCCACGGAGTCAAGTACAAAGTTAAAGGAACACGAAAAAGTGGTGATCCTTTTACCTCTGACTTCAATTCATTCTGGAATCTGGTCATCCATTGCTATATAATTTGTAGAGCAAACAACTGGACCTATTTACAAGCTATGGACCACATAGTTATGGCTGCAGCTGGTGATGACAATGTCATGAAGCTGGATGCACCTGTTATACCTAATTTCGTTCTTAGACTAAGGGAGTTAGGATTTAGCAGCAAAGCCATAATTCGTAGAAATTGGTACGAAGTTGAATTTTGTTCAAATCGAATTTATGAGACATCTGATGGAAACTATATGTTTGGACCGAAACCAGGTAAGGTTTTGGCAAAGAATGGTTATTTTATACAACCACCATCACTAAAAAAAGTCTCAAGGGAATCTTTGGTTAGAGGCACAGCACTGGGGCTGTTACCTGCTTGTAACCATATACCGATATTGAAATCATACATAGTACACCTCCTTAATATAACAGAAGGTCATGAAGCAGTTTATGGCAGACAGGAGGAATGGAAAATGCTTTACAGCAAGAGTGAAGCAGGGTTAGGTACTTGGCAGAACCTAGCACACCATTATGGCTGGTCAAAATCCAGTCAAGATATGTTTGATAAATCAATATCAAAAGTAGGATTAGGACAGGTTGCATCATTTCCACTATTTAATTATGTGTGTGATTATGATACATCAGGTCCAAAGTTCTACCATTAGTCTACTTGTCACCTGAAAAATGGTGATCGCCTTGATGGGACTGTTCCCCTATCTTGGTTAAATCCTGAACCCTCAACCCCTAACCGAGGTTGTTGATAGCAAATGTGTTCACATGACAGGTGTCATGTGTGATCAAATGCTTACCGTGGTAATCTTGGTATTCTAGAAGGGATAAGACCTGCAATAAGGCTCCTGGGCAATCGCACTCCGAATACCAAAAGTGCAATTTTACTATCATGTCTACTAAAAAACAAAACCCCAAACAAAACCCAAAAAATAAATCTACATCGAGTAGTAATAAGAACAAGCCAAGAGTTCAAATTATAACAACAAAGAAAGTTGAGGTCAAACCGACTACAGTACATCGGCCAAGACGATTCAACCCACCCCCTCGTTCTAACGTAAATACACATAGAAGAGGATATTCATCCAAACCTAACATACGAGGTACATCAAAAGGTTCTATTGTGGTATCACACAAGGAATTCTTGTATGAACAATTAGGAAACCGGCATTTTAATATGGATAACTTCATACCAATAAATGCTGGGCTGTTGGAAGTATTCCCAACTTTGGCACCTATGACAAGGAGTTGGGAACGGGCTAAATACCATAAAGTTATAATACATTATGAATCATTGGTTGGTAATTCAACTACATCACAAAATATTGGTGAAATCATGATGGGATCAGTTTATGAACATGCGGAAGTGTTCGATTACAATAATAAATCTAAGATGCTAAACTTGGAAGGATCCATATCTTTTCCAGGAAATAAGTCTTTTTCGTATAACGTATTAAAACAATCCAAAGGTATATTGCAAGGAACTGAATATATACTTAGAAACGGAGACCTACCATCTGATGGCTCCGGGGTTGATTATGCACTGTATGATCCTGCCTATTTAATAAGAGCAACTAGCAACTTTCCAATACCAAATGATTCAACTCAACCGGTTGTAGGAAATGTGTTTATAGAATATGTAATTGAGCTAATTCAAATGAAACAACCATCTTCAACCGAAGGTGATTACCGCTTGTTCACTGCATTCAATTATGATACAGCATCAGCTTTAACATCAACTGGAAACTGCTTTTTATCAACAGCAGGTTTCTTCCCTTTCAATGATACTAGAAATGCATTGATTAGGTTAACCATCAATGGAACATCAAAAATGGGCATATACTGTGCAATAGCAGATACCTATGTTTGTATGTTACGATGGGTCCTAGGATATGCTGGTGGAACAATATCAATGACAGAACCGTCAGTATTGTTCGACCCTAATTTTGAAATTGGTGACAATTATGAGTTGCCAGGAGGATATCAACTAGCTGATTGGTCTTACACAAGTTTGACAGCAGGTATGCCTGTCGTTGAAACTGCTTCAGGTCTAGCAGCACAAAGAACAACAAAAAACATAGATGGATCGATAAGATTTCTATGTTATGAACATTGTATAAATGTTAGATCACCAGGTCTGATAATTTTAAGTACAATTATAGCTTCAAGTTCAGCACCTGTTGCAGAAAGCTTCTTTATGTTCCCAATAAATGTAGGTGTAAGTGGTTGGGATGCTACACGAAGATTACCGAAAAGCATCGAAGCCAAACCTAAAACTAACTACACTCGATCTAATTTAACACAAAGTAACCCTGCACAATCCACAATACAATCACAAAAGATAACAGTGATTAGTGACTCGAAAGAAGAGATTAAAGATGATGACTTATCAACTGATACACCAGCTGAGTTTTCATCAACACATATTGATATGTCAGTAGAGGACTACAATGATTACATGCGATGGAAACGCAATGAATCCAGTAGTTCTCGAATGCAACAATAATACCAACTCTTCTAATAACTAGTATGTATATATTATATTTGGCAATGCTATTGTCTACATTACAAAATATTGTAGATGAACCAGTAGCAACTCTAGTTATTAGCACTTTCATTGTATACCAAATATTATCATTTTCTTTGCATCTTTTATTTGTCTATGAATATACAGAGTACAATGCGCATACATTGCTCCAACAAATATCATAGACGTTTGCTGCAACAAGAGCGAAAGCTCTGGGGCCTAACGAACCCCCTATTGTGAGTTTACACTCTTCATTGACAGACTGGTTGATAGTCCTTGGAGAGTCTGCTCGTTGGTTAGCAATATTAGCCAAAAAGTTGTCGCGTCCACGATGACCAGCCTACAGCTTAAAGTAGTGACCTATTGAAAGTAATATGACAAGTTCAAAGTAACGGCTCACAAATCCACTAACCATGGAATTGGCGTGTGAGTATCAAATGTCCTACGGAC